TTCTGGCCACCGGACGCAGATGCACGCAGCGATCTGGACGACATGGACGATGCCGACCTTGAACGCTGGCTAATGGACAGAGACTGAGAGGAAAACAGCCATGAACAAGGATGAGATTGCGGGGCTGATACGCGACTTGCGGACACACGCCTATGATGACTGCGGTGAACGCGACATTCCGACGCACATTGGCAATCAAGCAGCCGACGCCCTCACCACCCTATCCGCAAGGGTAGAGACACTGGAAACTGCTTTAGTTGCAGAACGCGAGGACAATCTCTGGAACGCCTATAACACTGGCCATGTCAAAGATGACCGATGGTCGCATATGTTTATGTCTGATGGCGAGTGGCTGGCTGTAGAATGTGGTTTTGACTGCAATCTGGCAGACTTCGACGACGCTGCTATCCGAGCCGCTATACCCGTTGCCGCCCGCAAAGCAATAGGAGGCGGCAATGGTTGAAGTGACAGAAGCGCGGATAACACAGACCGACCTTATATCAAGAGAAGCGGCTATTGCGCTGCTGGATGCGGAAAAGGTTAATGCTGCCGAAACAGATTCCGCAACCGACGAAGCCTACAATTTGGCTATCAGCCATTGTATCGAAGCACTCACCAACATGCCGAGCGCGGAACAGCCGCCAAAGCGTGACGATTGGGTAATGATACCATGACCGACCCAACCGTAGCTAAAGCCCGTCAGCTATTTGTTAGCGATAAACTACGCGGTCATGTTGTAGAACGTGCTGCGCTGGTAGGTGCCTATGACAAGGGGACTTATATTACAGACTTGCTGGCAAGGGCGGAAACAGAACTGCTTAAGGAACGGGAAGAGGCGAATGATGAGTGAAGCTTCAGGGGAATGCACCGCGCCGATCAAGATTGATACCTGGAATTTCGGCATAGATTTTAACGACCTTGTTTCGAAAGCTGTAAGCGCGGTTATTGCGAATTCCTTTGACGAGCAGCCGCCAACCTTGTTTTTTGCTAAGGCATATGGCGGGGAAAGCCCTTATTCTGTAAGCGTATCGCTCCCCTTGGGGCCTTTCGAAGACGAAGATGCGGTTTATCAGTTTGATTTGCGGGATTGCCTCAAGGCATTCGCTGCAGCCCGCCGCTGTAGCGATGGCACTTTAGAGGATGCCGAAGATTTAGCCAGCATCAGCTTTGCTTTTAGGGAGATGGCTGATTGGATTGATGCGCAACTGACAGCCAAAACGCCTGTAACGCCTCCAGCTTCGCAAAAGCCTGTGCGCTAAGTTCTAAATCTGCAATAGGCACTATGGCGTGGGTTGCAGGAATGTCGGGCGCGGAACCGGCGTCAGAAGTTCCGCTGGTGGCTTCGCCTGAACTGGACAAATCGGGGTTGCCGGTCGAACGTCGATTGTTTTGCAGCCAGTTACGCAAAGCAGCGTCGTTAGCAGCAAGGCGCTTCTGATAGTCGGCTTTTGCATTTTCTGCCTTCCTTTCGTTTTCCGCTTCAATGCGGGCTTTTTCGGCCTTCGCCAGTTTGGTAGCCAGTTCTTGCGCTTGCTCAACCTTGGCCAGAGCTTCGCGTAGTTCGGTGTTTTCTGCCTTCAGGCCTTTCCAGAATAACGCTCCTTCAATGCGGGCGGTCTGGACTAACAACAACGTGCCAAGCAAGGCTAAGGCAGTGCCGTATAGTATGCGTTTCCAGTTTGCGATTAGGGCTATCATGTGGTATATCCTGCGTTGCTAGTCTGAACTTGCGAAGGCGGGGGTAGGTCTGGCACCGAGTGACGCGGCAACGCCTGAACCACTGCAATCAGCGGTAAGCTGGAAAATTCAGCAGCAGGGGGCCGCGTCACTTATCATCCCCCGCCTCTGCCTCAGCCGACATTCCACCAGCCTGCAACTTTAGGTTCTTTATAGCATTGCGCATGGTCAATCCCAAGCTAACTAGCGCCATCATGCCGACCATGCCATAAGCAATGTTACCAAGGATGGTCAGGCGCTGTTCTTCCGTTCCTGCTGGCCAATCCCAACGGATAAGGGTTATCATCCATATCAGGATAACAGCCGACGCAACGCCCCCCGCTGGCCATAGGATAGCGTAGAACCAATTACGGGTCTCTTCGGTGGGCCACTTCATGTTTCCCACTCCCCTGCCACCAGAGCCGCTTGAAACTGCATTGCATAGCCAGCAATCAGGCTTGCCTTGTCAGTGCCATTGATAATCCGACGCGCGGCTGTGAATTGGTCTTTTGTCGCCAGACCAGCGGCGGGCAAGTAGCTTTGGAATGACTTGCCGGTAAACCAGCCTTCGCGCATACCATGTCGTAAAATGCCAGCCGCTATGTTGCGGTCCATTGCAAGGCCTGGATTGCCTACCAGATCGACGCCTAGCTTCTGGCCTGCCTTTGCGTAGTTCGACTTCCAAGTTAGCTGCACATAGCCGCGCCCACAGTATTTAGGCCCGTCGCCAGCGGTCATATTCCCCATGCTCTTAGCAAGCGATGGACGCGCGCCGGTTATATCATACATGCGGGTAAAATACCTATCGCCACCATATTCCTTGATAGGCTGCAACGTGTGCGCCGTTTCGTGCCAAGCTGTCGCTAAGGCGTAGGCTGTCCATGCCACAGGAAGCCCTAGCATGGCCTCCAGAATGGCATTTGCGCCTGATACCTCGTCATTGTCCAGCGTCGGCCCCATGATGCCAGCGCGGCAAGCGTCGAAGAATTTAGACGGTCGTTTCATTGCTGCCCCCCTACCCCGTATTTCATCGCGCCAAGGGCTGCCAGAAACAGCATTCCCGTTACAACGCCCTTCCAGACAAAGCCCCAAAAGCCCTTGCCGACATCCCGATAAAACTTGTCAGTCAACCGCACTTCCAGCGCGTCAACTATCGCCGTCACGTCCTCGTCGCTCAGATTCCTCACTTCGCCCTCCAAAAAACAAACCAGCCAGATATTGAATGGCGAAAGCCGCGACCGCAATTATCCATAATTTCCATAAGTCCATTGCCCCATATTCCAGTCACCACCCAGATAAGTTGAAGCCAAGCCAGCCCGAAAAGCACCCCGTAATGCCATGCAGGCGTTGGCTGCCCGACCACATAGGCCGCTGCGTTCAAAGCTATCATGGGAAGGAAAAACACAGCCGCTTGCCGCGCTGCTTTTGTCTGGACGCGAAGTGATAGCCAAACGCCAGTCAGTAAATCCACCGCAATAAAGACGATGAAATTCGGGTGACCAGCGTTCAACATTACCGCCGCCTGATTGACAGCCCAATTCACAGCAAGCGCATGTCCAATGTCATTGCGCCGGATGCACCAAAGGGTCGCCAAATACAGGAGGACAAGCGGGGTTATCATTCGCCTTCCCTTGGGATTTCAGGCGGAAGATCGGGCGGGTTAGGCCCCGGAGGGGGAGGAGGCGTCTGTCCGCCACTGCCCGGAGGCTGGCTTGCCATATTCAGCTTGTAAACGAGTTCACCCATTTCACTTCTCCTTAACGGCTCACCTGCTTGATGCAGATACGACTTTGGGTTTGCGCCAAGACCGGATTAGTTCCCGTGATAGTCGATTTAAGACGGATTGTGTCGGTTGCGGCCAAGGTGATGGTGATCGCACCAGACCCGACGCCGAGCGTTCCGGACAGGGGAACAATCGGGATATATCCATAATCGGTCGTGTTGTTATGGACTATTGCAACATAGCTATTCGCGGCAAGCCCACTGTCGGCAGTAACCGTAAGCACCGCTTGGATTTCATACATTCCCGAAACAGGTGCGGTAAATACGCCGGACGCAAAGTTAGCGCGCTTGTCCTTTACCTCATTGTTGAAGTCCAATGTGGTAGCACCGGCAGACAGGTTTTGCGTAGAAGAGGAGCGGGTCGCCTCAACATATACCGGAGCCGGATCGTTCAAGTCAGACATGCCCGCGCTGGTGTAATTGCCAGCAATGAACAATTGGCCAAGTGCTGAATTGTTCGTGTTGAGCGTGACGCCGTAATCGCCGGGGAAATAGTTATCGACAATGTAGTTTGCGCCCGAACCCGTGCCGCTATCGTTGTAAATCCAGCAGTCGATAATGCCGCCTTGGATTGTGATGCCCTTGCACCCATTAAGCCAGATCGGGCCGGTCGAAGTGCCATTGCCGTAGATATGGCAGCCGGTGAAGGTATAGCCATTCAGAACGCCCACAGCTTCGATATTCGCGCTGCCATTGTGATTGATATTCGTGCCGATAAAAGCGCCGTGGCCGTGGTTCGTGCCGTTGCCCAGATAAACGCCGGTCGTGTTGTCAACAATCGAGCCGCCGACGAACACATTGTTGCCGCCGTAAATCTTGGCACCGTGGATATTCCCGCCCGCGTTGAAATTAGCAAAGCTGTGATATTCCGCGCCTGCGTCAATCTGAATGCCGATGGTCGATTCATTGGCGGCGCAATCGACAAACTGACCGCGATTTGAGCGATATGACGGGGCTGTTGAGCCGTCGAGATAGATGCCCTTGCCCTTGAATTTGCGGGCGGTTACGCCTTCAACGCGGAAGCCGCTGCCATCGGTGATATACAATCCACATTCGGCGGCTGTTCCTGCGGTGACAAGCGCACCTTCCAGAAACACCCGGCCCAATATCTGCCAGTCATCCTTGTTGTTGGCGCGCAGAATGTATTTGGTATCGTCGGTATGCTTTAGGGTTGCCCCTTCAAATATCCATGTCTGGCCATCAAGGATGTTCAGCGTATCGTTTACCAGATACGTGCCGTAGGGAACAATAACCGCCCCGCCTACGCCTGCTGCTGTGGCTGCGGCTGCAAAAACAGCATAGTCATTGGTAGCGCCATCGGCAACCGCACCTTCAACCTTTACGGAAACGCCGCTGCCTTCCTGCCATTCCTTGACGCCAGCCATGATTGCGCGGCCCATGTCGTTCATATTTGCGCGGGCCGCGCCTTCTCCGATGCTAACGCCGCCAACGGAAGTGTTAGATGCTGCCGATGTTGACCAGTTGCCAATTTCCATTGTGTTTCCTCAAACAAAAAACCCCGCCAAAAGGCAGGGCTTGGGGTTGCTTTGGTTTTGTGTTATTGTGCGGCTATGGACTACTTTTTTGCGTTTTTCGCCAAAGGGCTTATTGTTGCCGCGATTGTTTCATTCGTTGCCGCTCGCCACAATCGGGGCAGAAACAACTGACGCACCAGCCCTAGCGCCGCGTCGGCCAAACATGCCGCGAGCCTTTTTGGCTTTTTTGGATTTGCGGAACGCCGCAGCAGCCTTCGCAGCGTCTGTATCGAACAGGATTGGCGCAAGTTCCTTTGCCTTCTTTTCAGCGCCGATGCGGCCCAATTCATCTTTGCTAAGGCGTCCAAGGATATTGATGCCACTTTTAATCGGTGCGCCTGTGGTCATTGCATCTAGTGCAATGTCGCCAGCAAGATTGCCTTGAAAAGCCTGATCCATCAATTGCCGCTCTGCTGTGGGGCTGCCACCAAGAATAGCATTTTGCGAACGGGCAATGTCGCGCTCCAATTGGTATTGCTTAATGAAGCTAGGCGCGTTTTCAGGGTAAAGCAAAGCAAGGCGCTGCTGCTCGGAAGGCGAACCGACAACGCTATTCCAAGGATTAGAGGCGTATTTAACCTTGCCTGCCTGATCGACAATATCGGAAATTCGGCCCAACCGGAATTGTTCTAGGCGAGGGTCTGGCATGTCTTTAATCGCATAAGCCATGCTATCCGGTGTCATATTGCGAGCACTGACGCCCTGCTGAAAAGCCTGACGTTCACCAGCGGGGCCTGCATAGGCCGCACGGGCTTCGGCGTAGCCCGGATATAGGTTGTCCATTTCCGAAACAAAGCGACCGCGAAGCCCTTCTGTTGCACGAGCAAGCGGATCGCCGGAAAGGTCAAGCTGCCGCGTAATGGGGTTGCGATACGCTTCTAGTGAGCGGTCGAAGCCTTGCTTGACGTAATTCAGCGTTTGAAAGTTTGGTGTTGCGGTAAAGGTTGGGTTGCCTGCCGCATCAGTCCCGATATTCATCACCCCCGCAGGCACTTGGTCTGCATCAGCAATTTGCGTAGCATTGCGCATGGCGTTAATGCCGGTATTTGTGTTTAGCATTTCGTCTAATGCAGGCGAAGTGCGGGGCGGCATGTTTTCCAGCGGCTCGTAAAGCGGGCGCGCTGCGGTGCGGGCTTGCTGGATTAGGTCTTCGCTACGCTGCGGAATGTTGGCAACCGGCCCGAAGTTGCGTTCCACTGCGCCCACAAGTCGGTCATATTGTCCCTGTGCGCGAGGCTCAAAGGCATTGATAGCGATGTTGCGAGCGTCAGGCGAACGACGAACAACCTGACCACCAAGCGCGGTTAGTCCGGTGTCCGCGTCAGCTAAGGACATGGGAACACCCATCTGCGCGGCCTGCTGCAAGTTGTTCAACACTTGCGGGCCACGATCTCCAACTGCATCAACCATTATGCGCTGCGCTGTGGACATTTCCGGTAAGGTTGGCTTTTGACGCGCTCCAAACATACCCCCAAGGCTGTTAACAGCCCGCATAGCGGTCGGGGATGATTGCATGGTGTTAGCAAGCGCCTTGCCGACAGGTGCGCCAATAAGTTGCCCTGCTGCGCTGCCGCCAACGGCTAAGGCTCCCGCAGCGTATGGGTTTTGGTCGTTAATGGCCGCAAGTCCGGTTGCGTAGGCGGCATCGTTTGCAAGGTTGCGCGTTACACTGCTACCCCATGCTCCTTGACGGGCAAGGCCGGGCGCAAATCGGGTTGCAAGATTTTGTGCCGTTGCGCCGGTTGTATAGGTTCCAGCCAGCAGGCCAGCAACATCACCGCCAAAAGCCGCAATTGGGTTGGCTTGTCGTGCCGCGTCAGTTTCAAACCGCTGCGCTGCAAGGTTGGTGGCGTAGTCATCCGGCCCAAAGGCTGCAGCTACACGATCACCAGCGCCAAAGAAAGCATTGGCGGCAGTGCGGCCTACAGTGTCAACCGCGCCAAGCGTCGTGTCGCGCTCGCGGACGCGCTGCTGAAGGGCTTGATTGTAAGCGGCTTCCGCTTGCGAACTATCATAGCCGGTGACATTTGCGTTGCCGCTGCGGATGGCTTCAATTGTCGCGTCATCGCGCTGCGGTGCAGGCGCACCAATGGCTTGATAATAGTCGCGCAAGTTCTCGTAACGGAAATTCGGGTTGCCACGATTAGCGCGCATGAATGCAGTAATCTGTGCTTCTTGGTCTGGAGAAATGCCGAAATTAGCTTGCAGCCAAGCATTGCGGTCAAAGCCGCCGTCTGGCTTGGCGTAATTAAATTGAATATCCGTTCCGGTCGGCAAGCCGCCTGTCATTTCCGGCATGCGGGCGTCTTGGGTTGCAGGCTTGCCCTGCAAGTCATAATTCCACTGCGGGGCAGGAAGGCCAACGGCGGCCATATTGGATTCAAGGCGCTGGCGAAGGGCGCGCAGCTTTTCCAGCGCGGCTACATCGCGGTCAGTTGATTGTGGCTGGTTAGCCGCAACAAAGCGCGCTGCGTCTGCATCCGATGGCGCCCCCATACCGGGGACCTTAAAAGCCGCATTGCCCTGATCGCCAAGTGCAGCGCCCGCTGTGTCAAATGCTGCGTTCGCGTCCGAAGGAAGATAGTCAAGCGCGCTTGCAAGGCCGCTAGTTGAACCAATGCCCTCATTATAAAGCTGATAAAGCCGGTCGATTTGCTGAATGACTGAATTGTAAGCACCTGCTTTGCCGGGGTCACCTTTCGCATTTGCGCCGGGGGCCGCAACGCCGGGGATAAGTTCTGCCGTGCCGTCTGGCTTCCAGCGATAGCCAGTGGGCAACTTGGGCGCGTTCGGATTGTCAGTCGGCTTGTCAGCAGGCCCCCCCGGAATGGCGATCAATTCGCCATTAGGCCCCCAACGATAGCCGGATGGCGCGTCTTTAGGCTTAGGCATGCCAAACGTCATCGGCGCGGGCTGGCCACCTTGCGGCGCGTCTTCATAGCCGACAACACGCACATTGCCGTCGCCCAAATCTTCATAAATAACACCGTCTTGGACAAATTGCGCCATTAGCGATACCTTCCGCGAGAATTTGAAACATCAGGCGCACGCCCCCACCCGGGGAACGTGCCGTGTATTGAATTTCCGTTGGTCGCCTCAAAGCGAGCGCCGGGATACTGTTTTTTAGCCCATTCGAGAGCCTTTGCCTTTGACCAACCTTGCGGAATTGCGAAGTCCACAGCATTGCCCATTGTATGCTGGCTGCGGCTAGTCTTTGTGAGCCCTTGCGCTCTCAGCGCGTCTTGGTGGGCCTGCGTCCTGAAGCCGCTTGTCGGTTGGAACCCAGCCTGCTGGAATGTGCTCAGAGGATCAAAGTCCGCCCCGAAAGGTAGCAGGCGGGGGTGCCGCCTGACCTCCTTGTTTTCGAGGGTCAGCAACTACAGCGCCAATTTGTGGACGTTGCCCGCCGCCCATAATTTGACCGTTGACAACAGGAACAACCGTTTTTGTGCCGTCGCTATTGTCAACGCTGATATATGTGGTTTTAGGTGTTGGGTCTTTATAGACTTGGCGGGGCTGTCCATCAGGGCCGACCTCCATCAGGCTGCCATCATTGGCCTCCCATCGGTAGGGCGCTCGCTCATCCCTAGGCTTGTTCTGCCATTCCCATTGCTTGTCTTCGCGTTCTGCAATGCGCTTTTGCTCAAACATCTGTTGGCGAATGCGCGCGTCTTCTTCCTGCAATTTCCGCTGCTGCATCATCGGCGCATACATCGCTTGCCCACCGCCAAGCGTTAGCAAGGTGTCGCCTAGAATGCCTGCCGCAGTCTTGACGCCGGAGCGCTGAAAGAAGCCGGGTTTCTGCTGCATTTGTTCAACGCCAATTGGCATGGTTCCCGGTTGAGGGGCCTGCATAGGAGGCCTACCGAACATGCCGCTAGTGCGGAAACCTATCGCCATTATAGTGCTCCATAGTTCACAGTTGCATAGCCTTCGATGACGGGGCCGAGTGCGTAGGGCCGCAGTTCAGCAACCTCGTCAGCCATAACACCGCGTTGGCGGCCTTCAGGCATAAAAGCGGCAATCCGGCCCTCAATCGGCAGATAATCCCATTCGTAAATACCAAGGCCATCGGGATATTCGCCAACCTTTTCCACGTTGGCTTTCAGGCGAATGTCGGAACCGGCATAAGCACTAAGCGCCGTGCCAGCGGCCTGCGCTAGTAGCCCCCCCATGCCCTGTTTCTGCGTCGTGGTGGTCGTGCCATAGCCGCCTGAAGCGTTGCGGACATTGCCATTCAAAGCGCCGACCCCAATCCAAGGCAATTCCGCTGCATTGTTCAACAGACCTTGCGAGCCGCCCATAAGCTGCTGCGCCTGTCCAACGGCATCGCTCTGATAAGCGCGCTCACGGCTGTAATCCTGCATACGCGCGCTATTTTCAGCATCTGCCAATTCGCGGGCGAGTATCGCCTGATTATAGCCCGAACCATAGCGGCCAGCCTGCATAAACTCACCCGCCACAGCATCGCCCACATTCTCGCGAGTGCGGCCTAGAACAGCGTCCAGATAGGGGTTACCGGACAGGAATTTCCCGCCGATGGTATCATTCACCAGCCCTTGCGCGCCCATAATACCTTGTTCGGCACCCGGCGCAACACGGCCATAAGTATCCATCTGCATACCGCTATATTTGTTGAGCGTCGGCTGCTGCTGGTCGAACACTTGGCCAGACTGCTCCAAGCCTTTCAAAATATACGGCTGCGCAGGTGCCCATGGATCGTTCTTCTGAACCGTTTTACTTTTCATGTTCTGATGTCCTTCACCAAATCTTCCCCGACCTTGACCCAACCCCATTTTGCCAAATGGCGGTCCCAACCTTTGCGACCAGTCAGCCGCATCCATTGAAGGCCGCTTTCCCTTGCTGCCCGTTCAATCACTTCCAAAAACCTGTCCGAAGCGTTCACGACGCGCCCGCCGCAAAGCCACAATTCCAGCGTATCGCCATCCTTGCGACTCACCAGCGCGGCCTCATCGCTCATCCACAATTGCGCATGGCTGCTATCAATTAGCCCTGCACATTCCCCCCAAGTATAACCCCCTCGGTTAAGGGCCGGGGTTAGATACTCTTGCGCCTTTTCCAGTTGTGCTGCTGCTGGCGACGGCACATATCCAAATCTCATACTTCAAAGTCGCCCGTTATGCGCACAGGGCGTCCACCAGACGGGATATTGCCACCCGTTGTCCCGCCCGTCTCGCCCGGTTGCGTCGGCTCTGTAACCGTCCCGCCTGTTGTTACCGTGCCGCCTTCGCTGACTTCCTGCGTTACCGTAATCGTTCCGGCTGTAAGTGCTGCCCCGCTATGGTCGGGCACGGCAAAGGTCGTAACTCCATCCCCTCCAAATGTGCTGCCAAAGAGCGAAAACAACTCTGGGAACTGCTCATATGTGTAAACCGTGCCATCGGCCAAAACATGATTGGCAACCGCGTCTTGCGTTGACCGAAAAAGCAAATCCCCTGCCCGTGTCGTTCCACCTACAAAGGACTGGAAAGCCAATTGCGTCTGGCGCTTAAATTCCGCATCGGACAAGGCGTTTGAAGGAATAACCCGTTCATAAGTCGTGGTCGTGCATACGAACGTGAATACCGGATCACTCACCCTCTATTCCCCGGCTCGTGCAGGAATTGACCGCCCCTGATATATGTCCAGCTTGTCCCCGATGAAATTGTGACCGTAGGACGCAAATAGCGCGCCTGTGTGCGTGTTGGCATGTCGCCATTGGCCATCAGCGTATTAAACGTGCTTGTCGCCCCTGTAGAGCTTAGTTTCTGCTTTTCCAAAACGCTCAAAGTAACCCCCGAAGCCGCATCGGTATCAGGCCGGAATTTACGCAACCGCGTCGAGCGCATCTGGTTCATTTCAATGTCGCCGCCCGTAAAGGTTGCGGCCATTGGCGTTCCAGAAAACGCACCTAACGCCCCACCGGATGAAAACACATAAAAGCGCGGATCGCCGCCCTTGAACGCGTCGCTGTCCAGTGTGGCAAGTCCTACCCCGTCAATGTCATCATCACCCGCCCCGACTGCGGGGTCTTGTTCGTCAATGCTAATTCCACGGGTCACTCCAGAAAAGATAACCGGAGCGGTGTAAGTTATGGTCGCCCAGCGCTTCAAAACCCAATTATAGATGTAAATCTTGCCATTCAGCGACCACATTACACAGTCGTTTTCAGGGTCAACAGCCGTGGACATTTGCGGGAATGTCGCAATGCCGTAATTGGCTGCAAAGTCCCTATTTACCTCCTCTTGCCCGATTGGGATAACTTGCTGGCCATCCCAAAGCATAAAGCCGTTGTCGGAATAGAAGAAACCGAGCCGCCCATATTGCGCCACCGAATGCACCGTAACGCAGCCGACATTGTTTGAAACCACATTAAAGGCAAAAACCGTATTCCCGCCCACAAAGTCCACGCGGCGGATTGCGTTCCTTTGCAGGATAATCCCATATTCACCCGACAATATGCCGTTAATACGGCCCCCGTCTGGCAATATCTGAAAGTCTGAAAACCGCTGTGCAGGCGTCCACCATTCGGGGTTGTTACGCCCAGACCATTGCAGCTTGAGCGTGTCGCCATCGACTACACCTGCAAACAGAAAATCGGATACGACAGCCAGAATTTCAGCCTTTGGGGGAGTGCCGCCCAAATCCGCAACTGTCAGCGTGTCCAGATTGATTTTTTGCATCGGATCGCTGCCATTGGTAGCAATCCCAAGCCCGCCAAACTGTGCGAAGCGCCAGCGGGCATTGCCAAGCAAGGAATAACCCGTTCCAATGCTGGTCCAAGCGCCACTTTCTGCTTTGTAAAGGTTTGTCGCGTTGCCCGCGATGATCGAGGTCACGCCTTCACGACTGGTGAATGACGCGGCACCCTTAACCGTGCCGGATAGCGCGCTATATTCCTGCGTCCAAGTGCCTACAGGCCGATATCCATCAGGCGACGGGTAAACATTATCGGCCACGCGCAAAACAGTGTCATTCAAACGCGGCGCGCGGTCAGGCGCGTAGGAACCTAGCTGCCAATACATTAGCTAAACGCCCTTGCCGGTCGCACCATCGGATTAGCCCCGATACGCTTTTTCCAGCCCTGTTCGTTCAATGTTGCAATGCCGTCTGCAACGGTTGCATTCCACAAACCTATGCGCTCGTCATTCCATCCGAACGCCTCACCAGCCGCCAAGGATGCGGCAAGATAAATATCGGGATGGCTGGTCAACAGCCAGTTGGTCGAGTTTGAAGCCAGTGCCGGTATCTTGGCATAATAGGCAAGTTTGACGGTCGTGGCAGAGCCGGGAGTGGGAGCCAGATAAAGGGCTTCACCAATAATCGTGTAAGCCCTTGGCGCGCCAGTTTCATCGGATGCCACCAACTGTTTGAATTGCTGCGGCGTGTAATACTCTAGCGGCACATCGGGATTTGCATCGGTCCAGACCGAGCGCATTTCCAAAAAGCCGGTCGGCAATGCCACGCTTTCACTGGAAACGCTCGAAGAAGAAACCGCCTCCATTTCAGGAACGCGAATTTCACGATTGAAGCGGGCTTCTGCCAGCGTCACAAAGTCAGGAATTACAGACGTAAGGGTGCTATCCTTTAACCAGTTGCCAATCGATGTTTGCAAATTGGCATAGGTGTCCAAGGCCATTAGATTGTCCCTTCCGTAGTGCGCAGATAGCGCCAATCGGGGTCGTTCAAGAGTTTGCGAACGCGCGGCTCATCCTCAGGATCGAAAACGTCTATTCCGTAGTCATTGCGCCATTTGTCGATAATTATTCTGGGAAAAAAGGCATACATGTGGAAGTGCTGGTCGCCCTTGTCCTTGTATCCTTGAAATTCGTTTCGCAGGCGCCGCGTAATATCGAATATCGCGTCTAAGTTTTCCTTGGTTTCGATGGCGATTGTCTCGCCGTCATGATGAAGCCACCGCTCCACCCCGTTTTTGTTGGAAAGCAGTTTTTTCATATAAAAAAGGGGGAAGGTTTCCCCTCCCCCTCCCCTTATTAAGACGACTTCTTAACGTCAGTGATGAGCGCGTGAGCCTTCTCGTTCGACACTTCCAGCGTGTATTCGGTGAGAATCTGCTTTTTGGTCGTATCGCCGGTCTTGGCCAAATCCCAAGACTTCATCGGACGCGCGACGGCCAACTTGACCTTTTTGGGGTCATAGATAATCACGTCATCGCTTTCCATGAAGGTCTGCGGAACAACGGTCAAAGTGCCGAAGTTCGAGATATAGGCTTCAGCACCGCCAACGATGGTTGCCTGACCCGACCCGTTCACATCGCGGCGCAAATCGGCAATGCCGGTGAACGCCGAAAAGCGGGTTTTCAGAGCCGCAGGCATCATCATGATCGTCGGACGTGCACCAGCATCAAAGGCCAATTCCATCACATCATTGATATGCGATTCCTCGAACCGACGATCGGTGCCAGCAACGCGAGCCTCGACCAGATTGGTCGATGACTTAAAGCCGCCAAGCGTGGTGTCGGTTGCCTTCGAGACGTTCGAGGTCAGCCATGCCGAGAAGCCACCGCACTGTGACGGTAGCGTATCGGTGCCTGCGACAGACGCCTTGTTCGAGGTCAAACGCTTTTCAATGTCGCGCTTCAGTTCCAGACCCTTCAGGATAACCTGATAATCCATTTCCGAAGCACGGCCCGCCTTGTCGAACGCGTCAACCGAGCCAGTGACGGTTGCGGTCTTGTCCGAAATTTGGGTGCGGTTGTTGACACGAACGGTTGCAGTGCTTGCGTCCATCGTGGCTTCGTCGCCTTCGATAACCGCGTTGTCTGCGTCAGCCGAAGCAAGTGCTTGCGTCTGCCATTCGTGGGTCCGCTGTGTGGCCTTGGTGCGGCCAATGGTGGAGTAAAACGGAACTTCTTCACGTTCCGTGCGATCGATAATATCCGAGAGGTCTTCACGGATGCCTTTAGCGTCATATGAGCTAAAGGTATTGGTCGGCTGTGCCATTATTCAATTCCTTATGTTCGGAGTGCTGCCACGGCGTCCTCAATGGAGCCGGTGCGTTCGAGACGAGCAAGAGTTGCCTTGCGGGCTTCTGCATCCCGTTCGGAACGTGAACGTGAAACCCCCGGCGCGGCCACTTTGGGAAGCGGCGTTGTTTTGGCGGCTTTTGCAGCGGCTTGTGCGGCATCCCATCGGCGGGCCTTGTCGAGTGTGACCAAATCGCGTGCCATCGCTTCGCCAAGGATCTCGGTGTCGTAACCAAGTTCCTGACCGTAAGCATAAATGGCCTGCGCGAGTTTCGGCCCCTCTACAGGGTCGGCAATTTCAGGGAGTAGCTTTACAAGCTCTTGCCTCTGTTCCTGTTCGAACTGTTGACGTTCTGCCTGTTCTTTGGCCTGCTGCTTTTCCGCTTCCTGCTGCCGTTGATGCTCGGCAACCTGCCATTGCTGGACGGCTTGCTTATACATCGCATCCTGACGCAGATATTCGACAGGATCGCTGTCGATTAGCGCCGGATTGGGTGGCTGCGGAAAGTTGGAAAGCAGTGCCTCTTGATACTGGGCGCGTTCTTGCTCAAGAGCCGCTTGCTGCTCGGCATAGGCCTTGCGTTCGGCGGCTATTTCTTGCTGAATCCGGTTGACATGCGCCTCGCCTGCCTTGTGGTTCCTGGCAATTGCTTGCTGAGCCTCGGGTGGGAGAGTTGCAAAGACTTCCTTATCAGCTTGGGTCCAGAACGGGGGCGGTTCGACTGCCGGACTTGCCGGTTCTTCCGTGGCCTCGTCTGCTTCTAGCGGCTGCTGTTCCTCCCCTTCTGGTTCGGCCTCGGCTTCCGCTGGAATTTCGTTTTCTTCTTCTGCCGGTTCAGGCTCGGCCTGTGCTTCCGGCTGTGCCTGCTCCTCTGGAGTGCGCAGCAGTTCGACCGCGCTGTCTAGTGACAACGCGCCATTATCGGCGTCCATAAATCATCCTTTAGAAGATGGGCTTTTTGCCCGTGCGCAGGTGCTTCAAATCGCGTTCGGCAACCCTGCCATTGGCCATAACGCTAATCAGGTGGTTTTCGACCTTCCCGACTATCTGCACGGCTTGCCAGAGACGTTCCCGGCCTTCCGTATCCCTTAGCGGCGTGGTTTCCCATGCTGCAATATATTCGCGCTTCAAAATGCCAAAAGCATCCCTAGTGCGCTCCAATTCAGTTTCGGCTTGATAGCCCTTGTGAATGGCATCACCGAGTTTGAACTCATCGGTCATTCTGCCAAACTCCCGCCATCGCGATTGCTAGGTAAATCGTCCGGCTGCGTTGCCATTGATACTTCCGCGTTAATCAACGCACGTTCACGTGCCAATTCTGCTTCCATTGCCATTTTTTCCCGCGCCAACTGCATTTCCGCCTGCTGTTTCTGGACAGCCAGCGTATATTCGCGTTCGGCCTTTTCGCGTTCCAGATCAGCTCTTAACGCCGCCTCTTCACGGGCTAGTTGCAACCGCAAATCCGCCTCTTGCGCCTTGAACTGCATTTCAGCTTCGGCGCGCTGGCTATCCATCTGGAACTTGGCAACGTCCGATTGCTTCTGCATTTCAAGTTTGGCTTGTTCCATCTGCATTTTGCCCTGCACCTCAACCATTTTGGGGTCGGGCGCTTCCTGCTTCGGTGCGTTCGGATCGTCAGGCTGCGGCTCGCTGAAATACTGCTCAACATTCTTGAAGCCAGCCAATTCAGTCATGCGCTTCATGGTGTTGAACAGATTGGTTTTCGTAACAAGCGGACCATCTGCACCGCCTTGGAACTCGACCGCCTGCACCTGACGCTCAAGGATGGCGTTCAAGAGCATAAGCTGCTGTTGCTTGCTGCCCGTCCCCAACGCAACATTGACAGTCATGTCATTGCGGGTTTTCCAGTTACGCGGGTCAACTGGCACCCACTGTCCACGAAGCCGTGCAACCTTCTGTTCGTCCTGATGCTTCCGGCAAAGCTCATGGATATGCAGAAAAAGCTCTTTGATGCCGGTTTCCGCAAAGATACGGGCGATCAGTTTAATCCGCATCATGGACTGGTCTAGAAGCCCCTGAAAGCCAGTTGCGGTCGATGCAGCCTTGTTCAATACATCGGGGTCAATGCCCCCGACATTGCGGCTAATGCCCGTCCGCGCCTCTCTGGTCTGGTCGATATATTCAATCATCGGCATGACGTAGCTGCCAAGCGGCTGATTGGGTATTTCACGGAGCTGGCCAACGTCCTTCATGCGGACAATGCCGCCCGGTCGGTTCGTCAGCAAGTCATCGAGCGTGTTTTCATCCGCGCCCTGCGAACCAACTGCAATGCGCTGGTTATTCAACAGCGAGGCATTATCGAGCAACTGGCGCAGCAAGTGCGTTTTGATGCGCTGGACCTCAATCACCAAATCCGCAATCGACCGACCGAAGAAGCGGTGCGGCATAGGGAATGGTGTGATCGAATGAAACGGCATCCGGTCAATCTCTTCCGGTTCGCCAAGCATTTTCTCGCTTGAACCGGCAGTGACAACCTTAATCAATTCGGCAACGCCATCATCGTCCACGTCGAGGCGGATATAATGCTCGGTCACATCGACCATTCGCATGGCCTTGTTTACCGTTGTCGAAGGGTCGCTTTCATCCGCAAATGTATCGCGTGAGCGCCCTTCTTCCGTGTCCTCCTGCCCGCGTGTTGACGTGGTAGGCAGGCCCTCCACATCGTCCTTGCTGTAACCCTCTTGGATTAGCTGCGAAACGCTGCGCTGGAACTTGTGATAGCAATAAGGGCTGGTCGGAATGTCCTTTGCAGCCGAACTAATACCAAACTCTTCAGGAGGCACGTTCGCGGCCTTGAAACAGCCTTTCGTATAAGCCTTCCTGACCACAACGTCATAGCGCGCCATGCCCATCTCATCGCTGTAAGGCGTCTGCTGAATAATCTCGGCTTCCGGATCACTGGCGATTGCTGAATATCCCGCCTCGTCCAGATTGCGGTATGTTTCCTTTTCAACACTTTCGACTTTTTCCCACCAAGCCTTGATAATGCCATTCTTGGAAAGCAGCGCGTCCTTGATGAAATTATACAGAATGAGAAAGCCGGGGTTTTCATTCATGAAAACGTGATTGACGTAATCCGTCTCTTGCGCCGCCGCTTCTTCATCCTCCGGGCCTACAGGGGCAAACTCCACATATTCGTCACCGCCTGTGAATATATCCATCAACGGGGGAAGCATGGCCTCCACAGTGTCCGAAACGTCCGTGGAGACGGCGCGCGAATGCCCCTCGGTCGTGGGCATAAGCTCGTCCATATCGCCCAGATAATAGTCAAGCGCGTCCGAACGCTGTTTCGTTAAATCTGAAGATGTCGAGGAACCAATCGCAGCGCGCTTTTCAGCAGCCACAATTGCCTGAATCTGTGTTTTGTCCATCAAGCGACCCCGACTTTCGGATATTTTATAGCCTTGCCCCAATTCATCTCGCCAACATCAACGGGCTTGCCCATTGCGAACGTCCTAAAGGCGTCAGCAGGGTCGCTTGCCCAATCATGTAGCGGCGTGTCTCGATAGGCTTTCAGCTTTTCGTCCCATATCCGCCGATAGGAACGCAGGGCATCAACGCCCTTTTCGGTCTTTTCTTTGTCGAAATAGCAGGTCGGCAAAACCTGCCTGACCTCGTTAATATCGTTCGCCACATTGGGTGTGCGCGGCACGATCCTAATGCCCTTCAATCCCATGCTTTCGGCTGTTTCTTTGATTGAGCCCGTCAGCAGGTCATTGTCCGCATCGTGCGGCATCAAATGCTCGCCGTAGTTGTAAGGCTTGTCCTTCAATTCCCTGACATAGTAATCAATGCCGACGCTGGTATTGGCCAGATAATCAATGACCGCCCAACCAGTGCCGTGACGTTGGATGAACCAAATAGCCGTCGCATCATTGCGGCCCAAATCCCAAGCAGTGTGGACCTGCTTTTGCGGATTGTGGGGAACCGCTGTGATTTGCCCCGCTGCGTCCAACTTATCAATAATCTTGGCATAATAGGCACCCGGCAATCCAGCGCTAAAGCTGGTCATATATTCTTGCTGGAATATCGCGTCGCCATCCTCTTCGCCGCGCTCGTCAATCAACTCTTGCCGTTCGGTTTCCAATACCTGCGGCGAGAACACTCCCGTTCCATCGGCTGTCAGTCGTTCGGAAAACCAGTCATCACTCTTACTGGCCATTTCAAACATGCGGTGCGCGTGATTGCGTCCGCGCGGCGTGGTAATAAACATCGACCACCCGCCGTTCTCAGCGAGAATGGGCCGTATCAATGACCATGCCTGAGGGTTGCTTAAAGCCCACTCCGAAAAGACAACGCCAACAGGGGGAGTCCCTACCAGCGCGTCATAATTATCAGAACCGATGACCTGCCATGTTGAGCCGCTCTTGAAGCGTATCATCATGTCTTGCTCGCGGGTTGTCTCCCTTAACTCTTTGGGGAAAGCCCAATCAATTCGCTTTAGTCCTGTGTGCGGATCGACTGCATCCCATATTGCTTTGCGGGCCTGATTTTGTTGTGGCAATAGATGCCAATAAACCCCAACTCTTTCATGGGCCGCGCAAGCCGTAAACTGTAGCGCGACATCATCCTTGCCATGTCGTCTTGGCCATATTGCAATTGCTCGCTTGCCGCCACCATGCATGTATTTCCAAAGCGGTGTTTGGTAATCCCTAGGCTCCCAATTGTTGGGGAGGTTGATATTAAGCACCGGGCTTGTTTATCGTCACGTTGATGCCGCCGCTATGTTCGACGTCCTGCTTGTCGCGCCATTGCTGACTGCGCCTGTTCTTAAGCCAGAATATAGCCGCCGTGGTGTCCGGCGCTATCTTGGCTCGGAACGGTGCATACACAGGGGCTTCCGCGCCACCGGGCATGAATATCTTAACTTCATCCTGTTCGTAACCGATGGCCTTTTGGTAAAGACTGCGCTCCACCCGTTCGTCTGCAACATCCTTGCCGACCTTTAGGGCCTGACAAAATTCTGGATAATCATGCTTCCAGCGATACACGGTCCGCACATCAACATCGAAAAAGTCAGCAACTTCTTGGTCTGTTGCGCCAAGTTCAGCTATCTTTTTAACCTGCGTTGCGAACTCGTCTTTATAGACGCTTGGCCTGCCTGCTGTCATGTTATCACTCCTGCCAGTGCGCTAAGGCCTGCTGGCTTGTTGTGCTATTTGCCCCAAAGGCCCCTGTCTTTTGACATCATCGCGGCAACAAATTCATCGCATTCATGGGCCGCGCCTTCGAGCGTGTATATCTGTGCCTTCAGGTCTGCGATTTTCTCGCGATAGTCTGCCGCCTTTTCCTTGTAACGGATGATAACGGGATTTTCTTCCGGCAATTCGTCAACCCCATATACGAAACTTGATTTGAGAAGGCTGGACGTTGGCGGGATAGTCAGTTTGATTCCCTTTGCCTGTGCCATGCCTAATAGAAACTCAGCGGCTGGCCTTTGGTATTCATATTCTTCGCCAATCACCAGATCGACGCCGTAAATGGCAATCTCGGTTGCACCTTCCAACATGGCCAGTGCCAGCATGTAGCTAAACGAACTGGTGAAATAGTTGCGGCCCATCAGGTCAGCGGCTTTGTCAACCGGATAGGCTTTGCATTTCTTATATCGCTGCTGAACGCTTGGCAGGACGTAAACAGGAACTTCCTTGCCTTCGTCAGTCTTCGGGTCTTTCAACCATGAACCGTAGATCTCTGGCTTTACATAGCGGTTCCATTGGTATTCGTCGTGAACTTCGAAACAGGCGTCCATGCGCGGATGGTCAAAGAACCTCCAAGCAAGGCCCCATATCTCCCACGATGGATCGTCAAAGGGTGCCAGGTCTTTAGTGGATTCCGCCGAACCCAATATGCATATCTTGCGGGTCATATATTCCCTTAAATCGAGTTGCTGGCTTCGCAGTAGCGGGCGGCTTGAACAAATGCTTCTGCCGCCTCTTCGCCTAGCATTTCAATGTGTATTGCTTGCGTGGCTTCGGTGACGCGAAAGTCAGGTTCGAACGGGACAGGAAATATCATTCCCTGATACTCTACAATCATGCGGTGATGCCTGCAATCTTTTGTGCGGGATCGATTGTGCGCCAGATGCGCTCGCCAGAGCCGATATAAGCAGATGTTGCCGATGCTGTGGGATTGGACCCTACCGCAAAACGTGCGTTTTCGGTAGCGTAAATCGAAACGAGCGCAGAGTTTGACGGAGCAGCGCCGCTTTGGGCAGACACGCCCGAAATTGATAGCGCCTCGCTGGAAATATCCGTGCCTGCTGCCGGGGCGTTGCCAGCAGTTCCCGTCCAATAGGTGATTTGCAATGGCATGATTTAACTCCTTGCGTAAGCTGTTGCGGGCGGTGTGAACGCGCCATCAAAGCGCGCCTTGCCCATTAGAAATGCAACTTCGTCCATGTGGCCGTTATAGCCAAGGGTGCCGCCGCTGGTCTGGCCAATGCGCAGGTCACGGCTTCCGGTTACGTCATTAATGTCTTTTGATATTGTAGCGGATGCCTCAACAACCCCGTTGACATAAAGGCGCATCAGATTTGCTGAATTGCGGTCAACGGCTATATGCGTCCATGCACCAGTCGATAGCGTTGTAGTCGCAATCAAGTCGTCGGCCCAAGTGCTCGAACCTTGCGGAACGCTGGAGAAGCGGGGAACGCCACCCAACATCCATAGGCTCATGCTGTTTGTAGCATCCGCAGACAGGTTAAGACCATGATGGATTAAGGCTTGCGAGCCGGTTACAGAAGCCGGCCGAAACCAGCCTTCAATCGTGAACTGGTTTGTCCTGATTGCAAGGCCGGTCGATGAAATACTAAGCCCGTCGCCTGTCCCGTCGAACAATGCCGATGACGTGCCAAATTTGAATTGCGCGGTGTCAATCTGCGCATTGCCCGCAACGCCGATTGAAGCCGTTCTGTTGTCCGGGCTTTCGTCTGTGAATACAACAGAAGCGTCAGCACCTTCCATGCCCATAAGGAGTTTGGTGAAGTCTAGGTTGGGGTCGCGCCTTCCGTGCGTCAATGTCAGTCCTAGGGCTGGTCGCATTATGTCCATCCCTCGCTTACAGGTGTTTCGTTGTTCCAAGTCGGGCTGTCAGGTGTTTGCGCGGCCCATGTTGCAGGATTAGGTGCCTCACTATCCCAAGCGGCTGCCGTTGGTGTATCAAAGTTCCATGAAGCCGCCGCTGGATTTGACCGCGCCCAATATGTCAGTGACACAGGCTTTAGAATTAAAGCAAACAAACCTGCATCTGCCGACAAAGTGAATGTCGCAGCAGACGAAGTGTAAACCAAATCCACACCGAAACCGGTTAGCGCAAATACGCCAGACGCAGCCGATAGTTTCCTTGCAACCGTCAAACCGACCGATGCACCCGCGAGGGTAAATGCGCCAGCGCTTGCGGTTAGTTTTCTTCCTGCCCTTAATCCTACGTCTTGCCCTGTCAGTGTGTAGCTTGCCGCCGATGCGACCAGTTTTCTTGCGACCTTAAGTCCTACCGCCGAACCCGTCAGCGTGTAAGAACCTTGCGCCGCCACCATCTTGCGACCGACACGCAATGCAACCGGCTGCCCGGTGAGTGTAAACGCACCAGACGAGGCGACCATTGAATAGCCGCGCCGGAAATTGACGTTAGCGCCCGTTAAGGCAAAACTGCCAGAAGCCGCGACTAGCTTGCGGCCCACCTTTAATCCTACAGCAGCGCCGCTTAGGGTAAATACTCCAGCGTCAGCAGCCATGCTATAAGCGCCGCCTGCGGAATTAAACGCCCAGTCCTTCCAGACCGCCTCATTCGCACTATTTGTTGCAGCGACATTGACAAACTTGCGGGGATTTGCGCCTCTGCCCCTGCCCCTGCCCCTGCCCCTACCAAGCCATGCCGAGCGGAGCGGGAAGTCGCCCTTGCCCGTTACAGCCATAGCTTACCCCTGTGTTTCGATGTAGTGACCGGCAATAGTTGTGGCGCTCGTAGCGATTGGAAACCAGACAAACTGCA